TTTTAATTGTGAGTATCAAAAAACTTTAGTGTCTAAAAACATGCATGGCAATGTTATGCATCCCAAAGAAAAATCTTGGACTAGAAATCAAGTTGAACCAGTTGACTTACTTAACTCACCAGACTATACCTTAATCTACGGTGTTGATGTTAAACAAGGTTCTTCAGAATGTATTATTGAATATGACGATAACAGAAGAAAAAATAGAACTTGGCATATACCTATAAAAGATAATCATTTTATAATGTTTCCATCTATTAATAAATATTCTTTTTCACCTAATACTTCAAACGGCTTAAATATAATTTTAACAATTAACTATGAATATATCTAATTTTATTGAGACATATAAAGTATCAGAATCACTTTGTGATGATTTAATAAAATACTATGAAAATAATAAACAGTATACAAAGTTAAGAAAAGACATTCCAAATACTAATGATTCTTTATTTTATAATGATTCTCAGGACCCAACGATTCAAAATTTTTTTAAAGCTTTAGGTGAGGCTGTAACAGAATATGCAAAAAAATATAATTTACGTAACCCTCTTAAAACTGAAGTTACTAATAAAATTCAACATTATCAACCAGGTGCTGGTTATTCTGTTTTACATTATGAAAGAGGCGGTAAAGCTGTTGCAGATAGGCAGGTTGTTTACATGTTATATTTAAATACTGTAAAAGATGAGGGTGGAACTATATTTCCTCATCAAAAAGTTCATACTAAAGCAATAAAAGGAGATCTTATTTTATGGCCTGCAGATTTTACACATCCTCACGCGGGAATAATTTCTAACACAGAACAAAAATATATTGCAACAGGGTGGTTTGTCATAGCATGAATATATCTAATTATTATTGGTACTTTCAATCTGCAATACCACCAAGGATTTGCGATATGATTGTGCAATACGGTAAAGCAGAAAAGCAAAGAGAGATTATGGCCATTACAGGTGGTTATGGTAGAGATAGAAATTTAGAAAAGCAACCCCTTACTAAAGACGAAATAAAAAATTTACAAAAGAAAAGAGATTCAAATATTGTTTGGATGAACGATAGATGGATATACAA